CGCTCGCGTCCGCTGGCGGGGGTGCGTCATACGCATTGCCCGGGGCGCGGACCGAGCGCGCATCGAACGGGCGGATCTGCTCGAGGATGTCGGCGGCGCTCTGCACCAGCGTCGCGCCCTCGCGGATCAAGCATACTGCGGTTGCCCTACGCGTCCGAAGACGCTTAACTCCGGTTATGACGCTCCCCGCTTTTCTTTACGCCCGCTATTCCTCGCTCGAACAAGGCAGAGGCACCTCGCTTGTCCGGCAGTTTGAAAACGGCCGAAAATATGCGGAGAAAAAGGGATGGTTGCTCGATCCTGACCGGGAGATATCCGACAAAGGCCGTTCAGCGTTTCATGGCGCGAATCGGTCTGAGGGCGGCGAGCTGTATGCGTTCGAACGTCAGGTCGAAAAAGGGTTCTACCGGAACGGTGCGGTGTTCGTATGCGAGCATTTCGACCGCATAAGCCGCCAGGGTTGGGAAGAGGTTCATGCCTTCCTGAAAGTCTGCGTTGAAAACGGCGTCAGTGTCGCGACCATCGACGGCGACCGCTTTTACCCAGCCGGTCAGCGCATCGACGGCGGCACCATAATGGAGTTGGTGTTTAAGAGTGAGGGCGCTCGTGAGGAGAGCAACAAAAAGAGTGAGCGAGGGCTGTTCAACTGGTCCGAGAAGATCAAGGCCATTGAAGCCGGCGATCGTAAAGCGAAGATCGGTCTGCCACCCGGTTGGATGATGCGCGATGCCAAGACCGACGATGTGGTCCTGCATCCACACCGCACCGCCGTGCTGCGCGAGATATACGACCTCTATGTTGAGGGGCATGGTCTGCCCAGCATCGTGGCCAAGCTGAACGCGCGTAAAGAGCCAAGCTGGGCCGTCAAAAACAAGGACAAGGGCAATGGCTGGAACACAGCCTACCTTCACAAGCTACTGACCAATCGTGCCGTGCTTGGTGAATACATCCCCATGTCTAGGACCCATGGCGGGATCAACGAAACCAGCAAGGGCATCGTAAAGCCGGACCACTATCCTCAGGCCATTCCAGCCGAATTGTTTGCGCGCGTAGAGTCTGTTCGCAAGCTGCGCCGGTTCTCAGGAGGGCCAGTGGAGGCCAATGTCAGCAACCTGTTTTCGGGGTCTGCTTTCTGCACCTGTGGTGCGCCCATGTATTTTCAGAGCCAGCAGAAGGTCGGTCGACCAACGAACCACAAAAGCAAGATCGATGGCCGCAAACTCAGCTACGTCAGTGGTGTCGATCGCAGCTATCTGAGGTGCAATAACAACCGCCGAAAGCACGAGTGCCAGAACAACAAGTCATTCAGGTATGAGGCCCTTGAACCCGCGATCCTTGATGCCGTGTTGGCAGTGGCGATAGATGATAGGAAGTTCACTATTCCTGACCACGTTGCGGCCCTGTCCGCTAACGTCGCGGAAGCCGAACGCCTGCTTCAAAGCAAGCGCCAGAATCTGCAATCCATCGTGGACATGATAGCCGAGCATTTCATCAAGGCGCTGGCGGTCAAGGCTGCGGAGATCGAGGCAGAGATCGATGTCGAGGAGGCCAAGCTGCGCGAAATGAGGGACGAACTATCGCGCCAGCAAGGAGGGGCTAATCCGATCGAGCATCTGGCCCGAGTCCGCGAGGTCAAGGACAGCATAAACAGCGAGGACAAGGACGCCCGTTACAGTGCGAGGGTTCGTGTCAAACAGGCCCTCGCGTTCCTCACTCGCAGCACGTTTGGTGCCGATGGCGTCGCGACTGTGATGTTGCAGAACGGTCTTATGGCATGGCGCTTCGACCAGAAGGGCGTGATGATCGGGGAGCCCGTTGACCTGCGTAACCGTCTCGACCTGCACAGGGGCCTGCCCGGTCCCAAGCAGATGATCGATGATGTGCGTAACCGCATGGAGCAGCCTGAACGACCGGTCGTTCACCCATCGGAGCAGAAGTGGAAATACGGGTCCTGAGAACCCTCAGGAAAACCGAGACAGGTAAGCGCAGCGTTGGATAGCTGCGCTTATCTGTCTGGGCTTGTGCGAGGCTCTATGGGCGTCTCTGGCACTGTCTTTGGACCCACGCGGCCAGCTTGTCATTGGCCGGTCGAATATGCGTTGTTCGCCGCTGTTTCAAGAAACGCATCAAACGCGGGTTAGCTTGGCTGATCGGCGGCATTAGCAGCGCGGCAGCTTGTGGGTGTCGGAACCGATGTGCAGGACGAAGTGGCTGCGCTTGCGCTCAACGTAGATGCGCTGGTCATCGAACGTGACCGCGAATGCATCGTCCTCGAAGTCTGCGCTATAGTCGAACGTGCTGAGTGCGTAGTCTGCGAATGCGTTGAGGTCGATCTGTGTAAGCATGTGGGCAACTCCTGTTTGCCCACTCTATCAATAGCCTTTTGGCATCCTTTCCTACGCCAGACTTGTTCTACCAGCCAGATTTCTGATGTCTCTGCCCTGCTGCCATTCTTTGGTTGATTTGCCCTCCACGTGGCGCTTGATGTTCTGGTGGCAACAAGGAGTAAGCCACATGGACTTAGAACTAATCGCGATGCTCACGCCAGAGATCGTTCAAAAGCTCAACGCCAATCATCACGAGCAGCTACCCCTCAAGGGCACTCGGCGCGAGCGAGACTTCGAACCCGTATGCAAGATATTCCTGCCGTGGGCTGGGGCGACATGGTTGTTGTCAGAACTGGACGATGACGGACTGGCGTTTGGTCTGGCCGACATGGGTAGCCCTGAGTTTGGCTACATATCCCTCGATGAGATTTGGGAGGTCGTGGGACCGGGAGGGCTGCGCGTTGAACGAGATATCCACTTCAAGGCCGATAAGTCGCTCAGCGCATACGCCAGCGAGGCGAGAGCAAAGGGTAGGATCGTAGCCTAGCTAAGTAGATGGCCAGCCGGGGTTTCTGTCAATTTCCCGGCTGGCCTTTGTAGGCATGGGAGCCGGGTCACTTGAGGTGATCTGGCTCTTTCCTTGACTCCCATCGAGCTGCGCTTATCTCCTGGACGGTTAGGGAACGAAAAGGGAACCGATATGCCGAAGTCCAGAGTGAGGAAAAAGGTCAACAGCGCCAGTCCTTTCGCGCTCAAGCGCGCTGAGGAAGGTCATCGCTACCGCCAGAGCATTAACTGGTCCAAGTCCCTCGTCATGAGGGCCGCCAAATATCTCGTGTCCATGGCCGTCATCGTGCTTGGCGTCGTTGCGCTCGGCCCAAAGCTGGCTTTTGGCACGTATGCTGCGCTTTTGGTGCTTGCACTCGCAGGTGCTTTCGCACTGGCGCTCAAAGCCAAGCATCACAACCGCCGTTTTAGGCAGTTCAACAGTCTCCTGCCTGTTGGTGCGCGCATCCCCGAACCGGATCGCCTTCGTCGGCGCTACTGACGCAAAAGGCCCCGGCACCAATGCCGGGGCCTTTGGTCACTCGGAGTGAGCCGCATTAGGCGGTCGGCGCAGCTTCCTTTTTGCTGCGGCGCGTCTCGCCCATGCGCTCGCTGCGGCTTTTGACCTGCTTCGCGATCGCCTCAAGCTGGTCCTTGAACGCGCCCTTCTCGATGTCGGCCTTTATGGCCTTCAATACGTCCACGAACTGCGCCTGAGGAACCGCGAGTTCCTTTTCCTCACCGACCAGCTTCAGTGGGCTGTTGGCGTAGCGGATCATGAAGGCCACGTTGTCGCCCTCAACGCGGAAGGTCCTGCGTCCCTCAGCCTCGGGCTTGCCATACAATTCGATCTGCTTGTCGATACTGGCCATTACGACCGCCGATGCCGTGCGCGCTGAACCAGCGGCTTTGGCCTTTGCGAAGCCCTCGACCGTGTGAGCGGGCTTTACGGTCTTTTTCCAGTCCATTCTAAGTCTCCAGCTATTGCAGCAACGCTGCTGCTGTTGAGACTAAAAGACATCGCCTGACTTTCAGAGCAACCGCTTTCAGGCATAAAGTGCCCGACGCATCATATTGTCCGTTACGCCGACGTAGGATTGCGTGGTTGCAATGCTGCTATGGCCGAGCACCTTGCTAACGATGGCGATATTCACGTCCCGATCTACGAGACTGGTAGCGAGGGTCCGGCGACCACTGTAGCAGGAGCCCTCAACGCCTGCGAGTTTGTAGAGCCGACGCATAGCCTCGCTGATCCCGTTGGCCGTGAACACGTCCCCCGCCTTGTTGCGGAATACGCGCCCTGCGTTGCCCTGCATGTGCGCGGCCAAAGCGTCCAGAATCTCGCTGCATAGGGGCAAGCTGCGTCCCTGCTTGCGCTTGCTATGGCCGAGCGGGATGCGGAGTTCGTCACCCCGGAACCAGCTAGTATCAAGTCCCGCGATCTCCATGGGGCGCAGGCCCAATTTAATGCTCAGCAGCATCATAAGCCGATACATATGGGGACGGCTGGTCGTCGCGGCGTAATTCAAAACAGTTTCAAACTCGGACTGCTTCTTAATCGGTGCGCGCATATGCTGAACTCCTTTGCTGTTCAGCATGTTTGCAGTCGTTGGACGGCCATTCCTACCAAAACCAGACCAAAAACATAATAAAGCGACGAGTCGTTGCGAGCTAAATATCTTGGACAGAAACAAACAGGTGCTTACAATGACGAATCAAAACAACATCTACGAACGAGCCCGCTCTTTCCGGTTGGCACAACTCGACGCGCTAAACGTCAACAATGAGCCTCGCACTTTTCAGACCGAAGCCGAGCGCATTCGCGAAGCTACGGTTGAACAGATTTCTAACTGGGGTCTTTCTACCGGTCAGAACGGCTACGCCGATGCTCAGAATTCAATGATCGTTGCAGCCCGCGACGCATTGGAAGCGCAGAGGCGCGAACAAGCTCTCGAGGTTGCAAACCGCCACAGTATCCCAGCCTGGGATACCCATGCCCTTGAAATGCGAGATACTATCCGCAAGCTGGTAGGTGCCCGATGAGCGAACCGCTCTACAAGGTCAGGCTGCGCCTCATCGACAAAGAGTCGTGTGATCGCCCTTACGATTGGCTCTGTGAGAACGAACGACAGCACCATTTCGTCAACGCCTATTTCAACAGGCCATCTGACGTCATCGTTGTGCTGAATGATCGCGACACCGCGCTCATTTTGAAGTTGGCTCTTTCGTAGGCCTAAAGCCGCGCCAGACCCAGCGGGCCACATAAAAGACACCGATCAGCAATGCGGTAACGAAGACGTCGAACAGGAACGCATAGCCTAGAGCCTGCGCCCACCACTGGCCCGGCGAGATATGCTCATGCTGGAACGCACTGAGATTCGCACCCTGCCTCTCGGCACATTGCGCGACTGTCTCGTCCGGCTTGTGACCAAAATCGGTGTTGCAGAGGCTAAACGTGGCCTGATCGAGTGTGGCCCACGTTTTGAAGAGATCGTTTGTTGCCCACGTAGCTGCGCCAACGGTCCAGATGACCGACAGGACAATCCACAGCCTTATGAGTCCCTTGCGCGCAACCCGCATGGCGGCATCCCCCTGACACGATCCTAGCGACTTGGCGATCCTGCTCAAGCTGCCGCTGGCCTAGCATAAAGATGCCTATCAACACGGATAACTATCTGTGTGACAGAGCAAGCTCAAATCGAGGATGAAGACCGCCGTTTTGGTGTCCGCGAACTCCGGACCTGCGAATATCCCGGTTGCGAACGTTTGAACAAAGGCGGCTATCAGGCACTTTGCGAACGCCACTATAGAGAGCGACGGGTAGAAAAGCTGCCCACGTTGTTCCACGCCGACAAGCCTGAACGAATGGGCCGATACGAAAATCGTAAAACTGGCTACATCCTTTTACGCGACAAAACCCATTCCCTGTCGAATAAGCAGGGCTACGTTTATGAGCATCGGGCGGTTGCTTTCCAGAAGTATGGTCCGGGTTCGCAAACGTGTTATTGGTGCAACGCAGACATCGAATGGGCAGACCTGCACGTAGATCATTTGGATTGGAACCGAACGAACAATACCTTCGCTAACCTCGTGACAAGTTGCCCAGATTGTAATGTGAACCGGAATAGTCCCAAAGCTGCTGAACCAGTGGACCGTTCACAAGAGGACAGAACCAAGCTGCGGAACCTCATTCGTCGATTGAACGATTAGCAGGCCCTATGGGTTGTTCCTCACAATTCCTCGGCCTAAGTGCGCGGAATAATTGGAGCCCCTGCATGTCTGACGATACCTACACCCCCAACGCCGTTGAACTCGCCACGGAGTTGACGATCGCTTGGTTAAGCAATCCTAACACGCGCACGAACGCCGATGACGTGCCGGCCTTCCTCGCTTCGATGCACGCCAGCGTTCAGGGCCTCGTCGGTGGTTCCACGGAAGCCACTGGACCAGCGGATGAGGCAAAGGAATACGTGGGCGCAGTGACGGCCCGTAAGAGCCTTGCGAGCCCTGACCACATCATCAGCATGATCGACGGCAAGCCCTACAAGACCCTGCGTCGTCACCTCGCGACCAATGGCCTGACGCCGAAGGAATATATCGAGCGGTATAACCTCAAGGCCGATTATCCTATGGTTGCCCCGACGTATTCGGCTGCTCGTCAGGAAATGGCCAAGAAGATCGGTCTGGGTCGCAAGCCTGGTCAGACGAACGCCCCCAAGGCCGAAGCTGCAAAGCCCGCACCACGTAAGCGCAAGACCGACGACACCGCGGAATAACCGACTGGGCTGGCTATCCGCGGATAGCCAGCCTTTTAACCCTTGGGCAATCGTGGGCCGGTAGATCGGCCAGATGAACAATCTAGTCCGTGACGCCCTGATGGCCCACTTGCCCCCAGGCACCAGAGGCAGGCCCTACAACGGCGCAACCAAATACACCTTCGACTGTCCCGGTTGCATCCCTCGTGGCCATAGCCGCGACCGCACCAAACGAGGGTCGGTGTTCGTCAATCCCGACGGCAGCACGGGGTATGACTGCTTCCAATGCCAACTGAGAACGCGGCAGGACCCCAACAAGCCACTAACCAAAAAGATGGACGAGCTACTGGGCTACATGGGCATGAGCGAGGAAGATCGGCTCAAGCTGGGCTTCCACGTTGGTCAGGCGATATTTGCGCGCAACAATGGCCCTACGATCAAGAAGCGCGACCTACCCAGCGGTGCGATTCTCATAAAGCACCTCGTGGCCAATCCACCGGATGACCAGAACTTCCGCGATGTCATGGCTGACTTGGCCGACATGAGCGAAGAGATACGAGACTCATATTATTGGACGGCTGAACCCGGAGCGAGTGGCGACATGAACCGTCGTTATATCTGGTTCTTTGGCACGACCCATGACCCCGTGGGCTGGGCGGCAAAAACCATTGATGACCGAGACGCCGAGGACATATTGAGCGACCCCAATATCTGGCTTCACGACGATGAAGATCGCTAGACCGGCGCCCCCGTCCCCGATAGCCTGTCGAAAATAGGGGTGTCGATCTTGGCAGACGATGGGACGATTGCAATGGATCAGCACGACCTATTCGCCACCCCCGCAGCTACCGAACCGCGGCTGATCGTTGATGTCTTGGACGAGGTCGTCAACGTCATATTACGATTACCCGATGCCGTCGAACAGCGGGTTTCGAAGATCTTTCTCGACGGCGAGCCTCCCAAGCCTCGTCGTATTTTGAGCTTTGATTTTCACGCTGGTGAACTAAGCATCTTCCCGCAACTAACGCTTGAGACGGCGAAGTTGTATCGTCAGAAATACCGACGCCTCAAAGAGATCGTGGTTGACCTGGACACCCGGTCTAATAAGCCCGAAGATCACTTTGCCGTTCTCGGCTTTCTAGATGACTTGCCCAGTGGACTTATGCGTGATCCCGAATGGGGTTTCGGTTTTATCAAGGAGATGAAGCCTCTAGTTCAAGCTATTGAACAGATTGAGGGGGTGACGCGCCTCGTTATTGGAGAATTTGAGACGACGCGTGTAGAGGGCAACACTTTCTTTATGGGCGAGGGCGAATACCTGACCCTTCGAAGCGGAATGAACCGGATCGCACGCCGCGCTCAACAGCAAAGCCTTACGGATCGTGCCATATTAGCCCACAATGCGTCGATACATATCGCCCAACCTGCCAAGTTCTCGTTTAAAGAACGCCCTTATGAGCCCGGCACGATATTCCGGCTGTTAGGCGGCTCGAAATCGAGTGGCGTCAAGCTGAGGGGCAAAGACAGAGCGGGTATGCTGGCCGCATTTGCCAACAACGCCAGTGCGATAGCGCAGCGCGATCCTAAGGAGTTCGTTCAGCTTCAAAAAGATATTGAGCTTGTCAGCTTAGATAGGCTTATAGCGAACTTCGAAATGCGTTTGAGGAGAAATAGCGCAGAAGCCGAGTGGCAACGGCTGCTCGAACTTAACCCCTTCATTCTGTCGATGCTTTTTGGTCAGCCTATCATTGTTATTCAAGCTGGGGCGTCTGTTGGCGGCCAGACGGTAATAGGTAGTGGCACCAAAATAGCCGACTTCCTCGCCAAGAACCCTATCAGTCATAACGCCGTGCTCGTAGAACTGAAGACGCCCAAAACACCATTACTCGGTCAGGAGTATCGTAAAGGCGTTTTTGGTCCATCGTCAGCAATCATGGGGTCAATCATTCAGCTCCTAGATCAACGGCTCAAGCTGACTACCGGCATCATGGCTACTCGCTACAACAACAGCGAAAATGACGACATCAGCAACCTAGATGTATCTGCGGTAGACTGCGTGGTCGTTGCCGGGACCACCCCCGCCGAAAAGGACAAGCGGACTTCCTTTGAGCTAATGAGAAACCAGCTAAAAGATGCGCGTGTTATCACTTTTGACGAGCTTCTTGAGCGACTTCAGTTGCTGCGAGAGCTGTTATCGGGAGAGAGGTATGTTTCCGAAATTCAAGATGATGAAATAGACGAGCTCGATGAGGAGTTAGGGGTGGTTGGGGCGACTCTCGAACTCGCCGATGAGATTGTCGACGAAGGTGAAGGCGAAGACGAAGCCGAACAACTCCCTTTTTAAAGCCCTCAGCCCGCCGCTTTGATCAGAAACAGAATCGCGGCAGCGGTTTGCTGGACCATATATTCCGCAAAGTGTTTCTCAACGACCCGCGGAGCCGTGCCCGCTCCATGGCCACCTTCGTTATTCCGCATCGTTGGAATGCCCTGCAGGACGGACCTTAGCCCTGTGAACTGGGATTGCAGATGCTGCGGAATGAGTTCCTTCTCGAACATCAGATTGATTAGCACTGCGGCGCGATCGCTCGGCTTCGTTACCCAACCCTTTTTAGCAGCAATGACTTTCAACGTGCTTTCAAGAGCGTTACCGCAATCCGCAATGCAGTCGTCATAATTGCCACCACGCAACTCGGACAGAGCGTCCCTGAATTCCTGATCTACAGCGGCAAAGTCCTTGTCGGCTATTAGACCAAGAACAGGGGCGATAGCAGCATCATAGATGAACTCCGAGGTGACCTCGATGACCTGACCCTTGTCGAACCGATAGCCAAAGCCATCCTCGGCCATTCTCGCGTTGATTTCACGAATGATGTTACGGATCTCGTCAGCAGGGCCGTAAGCCATATGCGGCTCTGTGGCTCGCAGCTCTCGAATATATTCGAAGGGGTAGGCGCAGGCAATCTCTACAGAGTCCACTCTCAAGTCGCGGCTTTCATCATTGAAATGGGTTTCCGACATCCACCACCAATAGAACTCCTCTTGAAAGGTGTTGCTATTGTTCAGCGCCATTACGCCAAGCTCATTCCGTAAGTGGGCGATGAGCGCGCGAAAAAGCGGCTCACTCATGCTGTCCAAATGGTTGTCGATAACCTGAAACGCCTGAAAAAGCTGATTGAGCAGCTTCGTGCCAAATGGAAATGTCCTCAGCTCGGCGGTCTTACCTTCCTGCTCGCGGATGCGCTTCCGACGTGAGTAAGTCTGAGGAAGAGCCATTGGTGCCGTCCTGAAATATGATGTCAGCGATTAAATAGCTGTATGGCACAAAAGAAACTACCCAAGCTGGACGAACAATCGAAGCGAGCGATCCAATACGCGGCCCGGACCGCCGAGAGCGCGAAGACCCTGAGTGAGCTGGCAGATCGCAACCTAGCCGAGAGCGACACCAATGCGTGGCGTCGGGTGAGCGAGGAGCACAAAGAGATCATTCTCTACCGCATTCGTGGTGGCCATATCCTCTCCACCGTCTGCCGTGAGATCGGTGTCGACCCCGCGACCATCCGCAACCTCGCGGCGATTGATGAGGAGTTCGACAAGCGCCTAGCCATCGCCAGTTCGCATGGGCAATCGGCTCAGGTCGAGAAGCTGTATGAGATCCCCTACGACACCACTCTGAGTGACGCGGCCAAGAAGCTGCTCAGCGACAACATCAAATGGATCGCGGCTCGATCCAACCGCAAGGCATGGGGCGACAGCCTACAGGTGGACCAGAACGTCGCTGTATCAGTGTCCATGCCCCAGTGGGGCCTTGGTGGACCGGTCATCGATGGCAGTGTTATCGGAGATCCAGAGCAAGATGATTAACGGACATCTAAAGTCTTCAGTAGATTGGACCAGTGGACGACTATACAAGCATGATAACCAAAGGGGCTTGTCATGCAGTTGTATTTGATCGTTGACAACACAGACTACCACAACTGGCTGGGCAACCTCATGCGGGCCATTTACCACACTTCCGGTGAGCCAATGCCTCAGGACTTAAAAGACCTCATTCTCAGCATCGACGCAGACGAGGTAGAGCAGCATCTGTGCCGTGCAATGGCTCTGGGTCTCTAATACGTCACTGATGCCCTGTAAGGGTCTGTGAGGGTCAAGGGCTGGCCCTAGGGTAGTTGGGTAGCTGAGCGCCCCTCAGACCCTGTGCAACGCTCATGTTCTGGCCCCCGATCAGTCAATCAGCAGGTGTGTTATCTAGGTAGTATGGCCACTGTGGCGGTAGTCTCACTTGAGACTATGTGGACCTAGATCGGAAGTCATACCTCCACCCTAGCAAACTAACATCAGTAGACAAACCGTCAGCCAGAATGCGACGAGTCGTTGAACTCTTTTGTTGTCTGGATCTGCAAAGAGTCACGCTCCTGCTCAGTCACACTATACTCACAATAGAGCAAATCAACCACTCATTGATGGTATGGACAATCTATCTAAACCAGACCACATGGCGGTCGGTTGAGTGATAGATATCTTTCGTCAAGCCCCAAAGATATAATGACCTGGCTTGCTCTTTGACAGGTGCGGCAACATAGTGAATGGGTAGTAGAGCAACCTCCTACCCAGACCCATATGGCACCCCAAACACCAACGGCTCGCCGCAAAGATAAAAAGATATCTAGGTGACTGCCTGAGCGGTTGATTTGCAGAGTCGCGGCTATAGTGTGACTGGTAGAGGTGCGACTTGGTTGATTGAACTGATATTCAGAAAAGAACGCGTCAAGGCCAAAGATCGGCTGCTCTTTGGATCAGGTGAGTTGGTGGAGGGCATACGCCCCTTTCTCACGGTGCCCTGCGAGTCTCAGGATTTCTACTTTGGCCCCTCAGAAAGTGGGCTATCCTCCGCGCCATGGTCGAGTTTTGTTTCAACATGCGGGGTTATGCTTTCCAACGTGGCTTGGAGGATATGCGCCGCGCCTACGATGCCACGATGAATGTCCTCCATCTGCATGAGGAGAACGCTCAGGACGACCTATTGCTGACAAGGCGGCTGATCGAGCAGGGGGACAAATATCCCTATGAGGTCGATGAGTCCGGAGAACACCTCTATCTCCACGAAGCCCTGCATGAAATGACCATTGAGCAGAACGCCAATGCTCGCCGGATCGCGCTAAACGCCTACATCGTAATGCTTCACCACTACTGGGAGAAAGCAGTGGACGATTGGCGATTGGCAAAGCGTGGCAACAACTACAAGGCGGGCCGTGAGTATGATTGGCTGGAGGCCGTAGGGCTGGCCCCCGATCGTCCTGCACTCGAGTTCTTGCGTAAGGCGTCTAACACAATCAAGCACAATAACCCCGAACTGTTCAACGACCTGCCGACCCTCTTCGCAGCCAGCAAGGGCAACGCATACCGACCCGACTACGCTGAGGCCCTGCGACTTACCGAGCAGCATTTTACAGGTTTGTATGAGGCGGTGTTGGCTTCCGGCTTACAAATCGACAGCATGGTCGAACTACCAAGGTCCTAGAATACTTTCTTACTTTTTAAGAGTTAGCTTTGATTACAGCCGCTATTGTGGTAGTATTCGAGGGTTGGAGCGAGGGCCTATGTGCTGATTCCCAGCAGGGCCAATATGCCGCCAACGATGAAACTCTTGAGGAGATCGGGCATTATGAACGCCAGAAAGTCAAATAGTCGGAAGCGGAGCCGCCAAAATACTATGGTGCAAAAATCTGCTCGGAAGACGCAGGACACCGGTTCTGCTGATCGGGCCACTTCTCTTGGAACAACTGTTTCGCTGGCCCAATCAGCAGAACCGGTGTCCTAGTAATCAACTACGCGATGCTCCGAGGCTACCAATCACTCTAAAAACCGTCAAGCGATTTCGTTCCCCGCTTGTTCTTTTCTAGCAGCCTGAGCCTTTACGGCAACACCTGTTCCGGTCGTCTGCCATCCCACTTTCCTGCCCATTCATCCAGTTTGCTGCCAAGCCCCGCGATCCGGTCAACCTGGCCTTGGAAGTGCCGGCGATGCTCATGCGTATCCCGCTGTCCGGTCCTGCAATAACGGGCTTCCATCATGCTTCGGCCCTCCAGATAAGCCGTCAACATCAGCACGGGCGTCGTCATGCCACTACGCCATGCTTCCCAGCGGATCGCATCTTTATGCCCCTGCCATGTCAGGAACTGATGAGCTGCAAAGGGCAATACGGCTTCATTCGCGGGTAGATCATCGGGCAGTTCGTCAGGCGTTGGAAATGGCACGACCTGATAGCCCTGCCGGTCCTGCTCGTTCAGAACCCGGCCCCGATCCCTGAGGTTAGCCAGCAAGTCGATATGCTCTTCCCGCTCACCCGCTAGGCTCGCGTGGACAACCTGCGTCCAGATAGCACCCTGAGGGTCACTGAGCAGCCGATCCCGCCCATACAGCTTCTCGGCTTTGTCCCTGACTGCCCTGTGCTGCTCGCGGGTCAGCCGCATCACGACGTAGCCGTCCAGCTTCTCGTCCCTGAGGAGATCGATCGGCGCGACATCATTGGCCGCAACGCCGTGGTAAGCCGGTGTGCCACGTCGAAACTGCCTTCGGAAGTCATTCGCGGTGCGTCCGCAGGCCAGCAACACCACGGGATGCTCAACCGCGCTTTCGCGGATTACCGCGTCTAACTGTTCCGTCGTGCCTGTCGTGCGGGCCGTCTGTCGCGCGTGGACGATCTGATCGCCGTATTGCTCAGTGGGCCGCTTGGTCCGCTGGACGTGGAAATAGCGTTGGTCGCTCGATCTCACGGATTGAGGCGCTTGAGCCTTGCGATGTCTTTGGCCGTCTTGCCACTCATCAAGTCACCCTCTTTGCTGGCCGCGTCAGCGAACGCCTCGCCCTGACCAGCTTTGACGCGACTTTCCACGCTGAGCAGTCGATCCAATTCCATCAGCCGACCTATGTCATCGACATCGCCGCCCAGAATCTCATCAACGCGCTTGCTCTTATCGCTCATCATGGCCCTCACTCTGAGTGGCCCATGTGCCCTGACGGCGGTTTACAGATGGCTAATTAGGGGATGGAGCAACCCATCGATTTCCTCGCCCTGTTCCGCGCCTACGAACGCGATTTTGGCCGCTACGAACACCACGTCGACCTCATGGGATTAGCCGAAGCCCGAGCGCATCAGCGGGGCGAGAACGTGGGTGTCAGGGTTCGGCGCAGGGGTCGCAGCGCGGCTAAATAATGGACCAGGGCGTGCTGCTAGTCTCCTATACAGTCCGTTTGTCGCGGGATCGTGGACATGCCCTAGCTGCTCAGTTGATGGTTCCCGAGCGAAAGACTATCATGGCCCCAACTGAGTAAACGCGGTGCAGCATCGTCCCTTTGAGGGCATATACCGTCTAAGCTAGGGAACGACAGAAATGGCCGGGGCAACCCGGCCATTTGCACCTCTGATCCCCTGAGAAGCCCTACGAGGGTCTAGCCGCCTCAGCAGTTATCCTGACATCCGCGGCCTGCGTCGGCAGCGCGTCGGTTGCCCACAGGGCAAGTAGAGCCAGCACTGACGCTGCCACGACATCGCGCCACCCCAAGGGCTTAATTGCACTCCCGACCATTACCATTCTCCCGTTGCTTGCGGCGATTCGTATTGTCGCAGGTAAGTCGCGTCATCCGCTAAGGTGACTCAAGCAATGAAAAGCACTGCATCCTCTTAAATATGGGATGACAGAGCCATTCTACCGCAAAGAGTTCAATCCCAACCCCAAGCAACAGCGTCTTAACCAGATCATCTGGCATGATCCTGTGGTTGAGAACGTGCTGGCCTACGGCCCCAGCCGATCGGGCAAAAGCGCCATCATCACTGCGAATATCATCAACCGGGCTATCGCTTATCCGGGCACCAAGCACGCCATCTTTCGTCTAACGATGCGAAGCTGCCGCAGTCACTTGTTCAACGGCACGTTCCCCGAAATCATGAAGATGATCTACCCCGACCTTTGGGAGTGGATGCAAAAAAACAACAAGGTCAACCGCGCTGAAAGCTGGGTCGAGTTCCCCAATGGCAGCAAGATCCACTTCGAGGGCCTTGATCCCAACAACATCGATAAAGTCCTAGGCGCTCAATACGCAACCGCGTGGGTCAACGAGTGCAACGAAGTTCAGGACTACGATATTATCCAGCAGTTGGCCTCACGTATGGCCGATACTGCGCCATTGGTTGACGGCAACACCGGCAAACCCATCCTAGATGCTCAGGGCCAGCTTCAAATGCTGCGGCCCTTGATGATTTTCGATTGCAATCCAGACGTAAAGACCGATTGGGACTACCTCTGCTTCAAAGCCAAGCAGCATCCGCTAACCGGGAAGCCGTTCAAGCCTGAGGCGCTGGCCAAATGGCGTAGGGTCAAGCTGCCCACGTCGGAGAATGCCCAGAATATCGCCAAGGGCTACGTTGAGGGCTTGGAAGACCGTTACGACGGCTCGCCCGACATGGCCGCTCGTTTTCTTGAGGGCGAATGGCGCGACGACAACCCGGACGCGCTGTTCCGCAAGAGCATGTTCAAATACCGGGAGCGTCCTGCCGACGATTACCTGCTTCGCATCATCGTGGCTGTCGATCCCGCTGGCAGCAATGGCAATAACAGCGACAGCACGGGTATCTGCGTCGTCGGTTTGGGAATGGATGGCTGCGCCTACATTCTCGAAGACGCCAGCCTCAAGGGCACCCCTGAGCAGTGGGCAAAGAAGGTCGGAGAACTCTACGACAGCTACGGCGCAGACCTCGTAGTCGCGGAGAAGAACTACGGCGGTCAGATGGTCGAGCATACGATCCGCACCTATCGCCGCAATATGCCCGTAAAGATGGTCAACGCCAGCCGTGGCAAGTTGATTCGCGCCGAGCCTGTCGCGATGGCCTATCATCAAGGCAAGGTCTTCCACACTGACACTTTCAAGGAACTTGAAAGCCAGATGTGTGCCTACAAGCCCGAGACGAAGAAGTCGCCGGATAGAATGGACGCGCTTGTCTGGGGTGTCAGTGAAGTTCTAAAAATCGGCGCGAGCAGTGGCGCAATGGTGAGGCGTAGCGGACCAAAACTGCCGGGCTGCTAGTCTCAATAAATACCCGACAATCCAGTCGAGGTATCTACGTGGCAATTAATCTGAGGTGTTCTAGCCTTTCGCAGCATCTGAATCGTTGGACGACTGCTCGCGATGTAATCGAGGGCACCTACAAGGTCCGTGCAAAGGGCGAGGCTTATTTGCCCTTGGCCTTCGCTACTCAGGACGCCGCAAGCTACGCCCGATACCTCAAGCAAGTCAGCTTCTACCCAGCAGCCAACCGGACCGCCGACGGTATCGTTGGCCTGATGATGCGCCGCGATCCCGTGATGGAAACGACGGGTCTGCTCAAGGAAATCAAGAACGTCATCACCAGCCACGGTGACAGCGTTGAAGAGCTGGCCCGTCAGGTATGCCGCGAGGTGCTGACCACCAACTATTGCGGCCTCCTGACCGATTACCCAGCGGGCACGGCGAGCAGCCTTGGCGCAGCGATCGATGAGGGCATTCGTCCCTTCGTGAACCTCTACAAAGCCGAGAACATCCTAGAGTGTAAGCCGGGTGTGGTCCGCAATCGTCGCGTGCCTGTGCGTGTCAGGTTGCAGGACGACGATTGCACGGTTCGTCTGTTGGAAATGCGCGCAGGCCGCGTGGTTGTGAAGGTCTATCGCACGGACGAAAACGGCGTCTTCCCTATGGAAGACAGCCCCACCGAGACCTACGAACCCACGGCCAATGGTCGCTACCTGACCGAGATCCCATTCGACCTGATCACCACCGATAATAGCTTCACTCCGAGTGGCGCACCCCTCGATAACGTCGTGACCCTGAACCTCGACCACTACGTGATGTCCGGCGCCCTAACGACGCACATCATCTTCGGCATCAGTCCAATGCTCTTCATCAGCGGCATTGAGGGCAAGGAAGGTGACACGCTCTCTTGGGCACCCGGCGCAATCTACACGTCGGAAAAGCCTGAAGCTCGCGCGCAGGTGCTGTCCGTCCCCGCAGACGCTGCCGTTCCAATCGAGCACGCCATTCAGGCCTATGAGGACCGCCTAGCCGCCATCGCAAGCCGCATCCTAGCTCGCCAGAAATCCGTTGCAGAAGCAGCGGAAACCGAGGCCGTCCGACAGGGCGCAGAGAACAGCGTTCTGGCCATGATCGCCAACACCGTCAGTGCCCACATGGAGCGCGCATTGGCTCGCGTGTCGGCCTTTACCGATAACGCTGCCGTCCGCTTCCAGATCAACACAGACTACCTGCCCACGAACATCAGCCCACAGGAAATCACTGCACTGTTGGGTCTGCGTTCTGCAAACGAACTCAGCGCAAAGAGCCTCTTCTACAAGTTGCGCGACGGCGGCGTTTACAACGAAACCCTGACCTTCGAAGAAGAGCAGACGCGCATCGCTGAGATTCAAGCCACGCTAGTTACGGCTCCACCTCCACCGAGCATCTAATCCCAGCCCCCAGCTAAATAGCTCGTGCTGTTTGGGACAGCATGAGACGCGGCAGGGCCGCAACCTATGAAGCCTTGGGGGCTGAAAGGATTACATGACTACAGAAAACACCAATACGGATATCTCGACCGAAGATACCGGCCTCAAGAACAAGAACGCTGAACTCAAGCGCGAACGTGACGAATTCAAGCGTCAGCTTGCCGATCTCCAGCGTGAGCGAGACAGCGCAGCCGCTCAGCGCGAGCGCGATGACAAAGACATCACGGCTCTGGAAGCCCGCTTGAAGCGCGAACACACTGCCGCGCTCAAGGCCGTTGAGGATGAGCGCGACCAGCTTGCAAACGACCTCAAGGAAGTTCGCATCAACAACGAAATCAAGACGGCGATCACCAATGGGAAGGTCATGCCTGAATGGGCTGAACTCGTGGAATCGCATCTGCTACGCCGTGTCACATACGAGGACGGCGTTGCGACGATTGAAGGCAAGTCGATTGCCGATGCTGCAAAAGCATACCTCAAAACACCAACCGGTTTGAAGACCGTAAGCGCACCTGAAAGCAGCGGCAGCGGTTCCACAGGCGCGATCGCAGTTGATACCTCGGGCTGGAGCAATGCTCCAAGCACTGCCGATGAATACACCCGCTACATGAAACTAACGGTTTCCGATCCAGCGGCGGCAACATCGCTTGCTGACAAGTGGAATCGTCCAGACTTGAAGCCCTGAACAAGCCAAATCAGTCATCAGCATAAATACCCGTGAGCCAGAAAACGGCTCACGGCCCTTCGATTATTGGGTCGTTCAACCCAATAGTTGAGGTATCGAATGACTACACAGACCCGCATTGCGGACCTAGTAGCAAACCCCGGCGTGCTCTCGAATGTAGTCACGCAGGCGTTTCGCGTAAAGAACTCCCTTATCACTTCCGGCGTTGCAGTCGGTGGCCCAGAAGTCGACATGCTGATGACCGGTGGTTCGCAGATGCAGGGCCTGAACTTCATCAACAAGGTCGACACCAGCACCTTTAACTACTCGTCGGATGACTTCGATGAGAAGGGTCCAGTTGGTAAGATCACCGCAGGCAGCTACATGGCTCTGCGTCACGACATCAACTGGGGTTGGGCTTACACCGACCTCGTTAAAATGATCACCAAGTATGACGTTCGCGGCGGTCTGGTTTCGGCCATCCCAATGTATTGGTCGGAAGTCGCTGAGAACCTCGCTGTCGCGTCCATGAAGGGCGTGCTGGCAAAGACCGCTGCTCTGACGACCGGCGCAGTCGCTGACGCGTTCGACCTCGACAAGCTGATTGATGCAGCTTCCACGATGGACGACCCACGCGCTCAGAAGACCCTGTTTATCTCGCGTAAGACCCTCGCGAAGCTACAGAAGGCCAACCGCAACGCATACGTTCCAGCAGCAGACACCGATCTCGGTTTCGACCAGTTCGCTGGCTACAACCTCATCATCACCGAGACGTTCGGTGACAACCTGACCGTTGTCGCACAGAACGGCGCTCTGGCATTTGGTGCAGGTCTGGTCCCCGGCGAAGTCGGCATGGAAATCGACCGCGATCCAAACGCCGGTAACGGTGGTGGTGGTGAAATCCTCCGCACCCGCCTGTCGGTTGTCGTTGCTCCACAGGGCTTCAGCTACACTGGCGCTGCAAAGCCCGGCATCACTGGCCTGGCTACCGCTGCAAACTGGAATCAGGTTGCAGACACGACGCTCATCGGCTTCCGCGCTGTAAAGCACTCGGCCTAAGTCTCAGGACCCAAGCCAACGCAAGCCCCAGTGGAAACACTGGGGCTTCGCCATGTCCGAATAAATATCGGATGGACATCACAGTATCTGAGGCGAACGCCTACCACGCACTTAGGGGCAATGAGGACTGGCAGTTCTTTGGCAGTGATGCCGAAAAGCTGGCCGCTCTCTATCGCGCCTCAGACTTCATTCGCCGCACCTACCGGCTAATTACGAGCGACGTTTCGGACGCGCTTGTTCGCGAAGCCACGATCATGCTGGCACCCACGATCGACAAGCTGGCCGAGCGTCAAGCAGCGGCTTCCATCGAGAGCATGAAGGAGTCCCTTGAGGGCGTCGGCTCGACGGAAACGAAGTTCCGTATTTCGGAAGATCCTTTCCCCGAAATCAGCGGCCTCCTTGCCCCTGTTGCCGCCGCAAGCGGTGGCTCTGGTGGCCTGACCATGATGCGGATCGTCCGCTAATGGACCTCAAGGCATCTCGCGCTCTGGCAAACCGATTGCTGGCGAAGTTCGACGCCAAGCCCGGTGTGGTTACGAAGACCAGCACGGCTATCAACGCCGTTGAACCTGAGCAGGCTGCAAAGGTGCTGGTGCGTATCACCACCCGCGAGGCGAACACCACCGAAGCCAAGATCAACGCCATCATCACCGCAACACCGTTCGCGGTTGAGGGCTGCTCGCTCAGAGTGGACGGCAACACCTACGACATCATCGAAGTTGTGCAGTCCGGCACCGGCGACGGCATTATCACCCAGCGGGTCGTGCTGCATGGGCGCTAAGGGCTTCGATCGGCTTATCCAGAAGGTAACGCGCATCCGCAACGCGGTCGCTGACGTGCCCCAAAAGGCCGCCGCTGCGTGGGTGGAAGAAGACTTCAAGCCGGTTGCTCAGGCCCTCGCTCCCGTTCGGACTGGCGAACTCCGCGACAGCATCGACGGACGAGTGACCAAGACCCGCGTGACCGTGTTCGCGGACGCTCCCCATGCTCGATACGTCGAAGAGGGAACCAGCGTAGCACCCGCGCAACCATTCATGGGACCGGCCTTCGATCAAACGAGGGACAAGCTCAAACAGCGCATCCGCGATGAGATTAAGAAGGCAACGCAATGACCCAGACGGCTGACCTAGCAAAGCACATTCAGGACTTGATTGCAGCCGATCCGGCAATCACGCGAGACCTGCCCCGCGAGTGGTTTTACCCACATATCCCGCCCAAGCTGCCAGCGATCTATCTGGATGGCGTTGTGTTGACCGATGATAAGCAGGACCGCTGGACCTTCAATATCTGCTTTGTGACTACGGACATGACCCTCAATGCCATTGAACGGGGCAAGCAGATCATGCGGGCTTTGCAGGTAAGTCACTGCATTCAAGCTCAAGGACTATTACCTAGGCCGGAAGTTGAATTGAAGCGCAACCGCTTCATCATTCCCTGCGTGGCCTACATGAAGGGCCTCTAAACGCCATCCACTGGCCCATAGCTAAATAGTTGCATCCGCATAGCTATGGGAGGATGCCACATGGCAACTGAATCACTAAAACTAGGTAAGGCTTGCCGTGTGTTCATCGGTAAGACAGCAGATGCATCAACTGATGCTGCTTTCATTCTCGTTGAGAACGAAAACGAGCTAACGCTCAGCTACAGCGTCGATGCTCAGGAAGTATCGACCAAGTCCGTTGGTAAGGTCTCGCTACCCGGCGACGAAACCTACGAACTGACCTTCACCACCAACGCTGCTCTGGCTGACGCCGCTGCGCTTTTGCTGGCTCGCGCTCGCAACAAGTCGTGGCCGTATCAGATTCGCGAAGGCGACAAGAAGTGGTTTGTAGGCAAGTTCCTGCTCACTGGTATTGAGCACACCGCAGGCGCTGTTGGCGTCCGCGAGGGCAGCTACACGCTGACCAACTCCGGTCCAGTGACCGAGTATGATCCAGCAACTGGAACCGCACTCGACACCGTTGAGGCACCTGGAGCCTAACACCAATGGCGGGGCCAACGTGTCCCGCCAACGGATGCCAATAAGGGAGAACAAATATGGCATTGAAGAACCGCATTGGAACGGCAACTTACGAATATGACGGCGACAGCATCAAGTTGGCTGCGACGTTTGCCGCTATGGAGCAGCTTTCCGAGGAGGTCGGAATGGATGCGCTGGAATACATTCAGAGCGCAACGACGCTTCGCGCAATCACGGAGTTGTTCTTTCACCTACAGGTGGATACGAATTATACTCGCGAGGAAATCTACAACGCCTTCTTCGCTGAGGTGGCCATCTTTGAAAAGAAGGTCATTCAGGAGAAGCTGAACGATTGCTTGGAAACGGTCATGGGCAAGAAGCGTGCTGCAATGATCAACGAGAGCAAGGACGCCCAAAAAAAGTAAGCAAGTTGAAGCTGCATGAGGCAGCTTATTACAACTTGATTCAGCTTCACATTCAGCCCTCAGAGATTCGCGCCATGACGTGGCCCGAGTATTTGGGGGTTGTTCTTGGGTTTCAAGAACAAGAAGAAAACGAAGAAGCCAGCGATGAGCCTATGAGCGCCGCTGATGCTTCCGCTCGTTTTCGACGTGCCCGCGACAGCGTTACTGGTCGCATCCCTCAATAAATAGCTGACACTAATGGAGGCGCTTATTGAATGGCTGATGCTGTAGAAATTGATGTTGGCTTTAACGGCCTGCCAGCATTCCGTGGCCTTGACCAGCTTCGCAGCTTGCTTGGCAAAACCAAGACCTCCGCTGAGCGTGACACCTCCTCAATCCGTCGCAGCCTTGAGAGCATCAATGACACGCGCGTTCGTAGCAGCTTGCTCGACGGACTGGACAGTCAGCTAGGCCGGTCGCGCACGGGAATCCAAGGCGCGGTTTCTGGTATCACGAGCAGCCTTGGCAGCATCGCCCCGGCTCTCTCGGGTATCACTGGCGCCATCCCCGGCATGGGTCTGCTTGCCGCCGCAACAGTCGGTGTGGCAGCGGGCATCGGGGCGATCGGTAAGGCATCCCTAGATGCAGCGGCCAAGGTCGAGGCGTGGAAGGCCAACCTCCTCACTATCACCGGTTCCAGCCAGAAGGCCGAAGACAGCTACGCGGCCCTCGTTAAGTTCGCGAGCAAGACGCCTTTCGATCTCAACCAGAGTGTTGAGGGCTTCATTAAGCTGCGAACGCTCGGCCTACAGGCGACTGAGAAGGCCCTAATGAGCTTCGGCAACACTGCCGCAGCTATGGGCAAGCCGCTCAACCAGATGATCGAAGCGGTTGCCGATGCAGCGACCGGTGAGTTTGAACGCCTCAAGGAATTCGGCATCAAGTCGAAGGTCCAGGGCGACAAGGTCAAGTTCACCTTTGGTGGTGTGGCGACCAGCGTTCAGAACAACGCGGCGTCTATCCAGAAATATCTGGAAGACCTCGGTAACACGAAATTCGGCGGCGCAATGGCCCGCCAGATGGACACCATCAACGGTGCGCTGTCGAACGTAGAAGACGCCAGTTTTCAGGCTCTGGCTGCTATCGGCGGCGGTCAGTTGGGCGAGGCGTTTAAGGGCATCCTCAAGACCATCGCAGCCGGTATCGGCGCGATCACGCCCCTGCTGGGCTCGCTTGGCAACTTCATCGGATCCATTGTCGGCACAGTCGGCAAAATCCTGAACAGCTTCGCGGCGCTGTGGTCGAACGTGAACACCGGCGGTGCAGGCGTCACCCCGATTCTCGAAAACCTCGCTAGTGTTTTCAATCTGCTGGCGAAGGGGGTCGCGTTCTTTGGTGATGCGATTGCCAGCGCGTTCAGCGGCATCAGCGGGTTCGTCAGTAGCGCCCGCAATAGCATCGCTGATTATCTGGGCATCACTAACCAAGCGTCGAAGAACACGGCAAGCTGGGGCGATCTAGCCGAAGCCGCATGGGAGCAGATTGGCTCCGCCGCAGGCACGGCAAAGACAGCCATCACGGCTGCGCTGTCGGATATGTGGTCGGGGACCAAGGGCGCACTCAGCGACATTGGTTCATTCCTTGGTGATGCGTTCTCCGGTCCAATCGAAGGCATCAAGAGCGCATGGAGCGGCTTGAGCGGCTATTTCAGCGATCTATTCGAGGGTCTGGATTTCAGCCCCGCTGGTATCGTTCAGGGTGCGGCGCGTGTCGTTGACCAGCTCGTCGGCACATTCCGCGGTGGCGTAGCTGCCATCCGTGTTCTGTTCGATGGCCTACCCGGTGCCATTTACGCCAGCCTCAGCCCCGGCTTCCAGACGATCGTATCTGGTGCAAAGACGATCTTCGTCGGCATCGCGAACGCAATCGGTTCGGTTTACAACGCCATCGTTGGTTTCGGTAAGAGCGTCGCCAGCAATGTGGCCTCCGTGTTCAACGCCGTTGGCAGCTTTATCGAGAAGTGGGTCAACAAGGCCGTCAGCGGCATCAACACCATCATCGGCGCAGCCAATAAGCTGGGCGCTGGTATCGCGACGGTTGCTCAGGTCAAAATCGGTCAGGTCCAAGCGCCAAAGGCTGGTGCTGGCGAAAAGAGCGCCTTTAGCAAGCTGGGTGCCGACATGGGCGCAGCGTTCAAGGGCGGCTTTGGCCATGAAGCTGAGAACATCGCCAAGGGCGTAATTGCTCGCGCGAATGCCCTCAGCAAGAAGCGCGGCAGCGGTTCCGCTGGGGGTCTGGATAGCGGCACTGTCGTGACCCCGAAGCCCGACGCAAAGGACGGCAAGGGCGGCAAAAAGGGTGGCAAGTCGGATGCTGAAAAGGCCGCTGAGGACGCGGCGCGTAAGGCAGCAGAGGCTACCAAGAAATACGAAGACGCCGTTGCCAGCCTGAACAACCGCATTGCGGACCTGACACTCACGCAGGAGCAAAAGGCGCTCGCGGACGAACTGGAACGCGCAGGACTCAGCCGTGACGTTAAGCAGGTCAATGAGAAGGCAAACGCAATCCGTGCCTTGTTCAAGACCCTGCGTGATGGTGAACAGGCCAAGAAGGTCGGTGAGGTTCTAGCGGACTTCAACAAGAGCGTTCGCGAACTGGGATACTCGGCTGAGCAGCTTGCACAGGTGGAAGCCCGCCGTCGTGCCGGTCTGCCAGAAGACCTCAGCATCACGACGGATTTGACGCGGAAAATCGACGCGCAGGCAGCGTCGTTCTACCGTCTGCAGAAGGCCAAGGAAAACGCCAACGCAGTCAAGGAAATCCAAAAGACCCAGACGGAGCGCGGCCAAGACCTAGCTACCGACCGCTCGGCCAACGCCAATCCCGCTAAGGCCGGAGATGATCGCGCCATGTTGCGTATCGAGCGCGAACGCGCTGCCAACGTCGAGAAAATCCGCGCTCTCGAGGGCATCAGCGCAGCCAAGAAGGCTGAACTGGTCGCCAACGAAAACAACCTGGCCGTGCAGGAGCAACAGGCTGTTGTCATGGCTCGTCAGACTGAGACGGCCAACCAGCTAACCAGCTTCCTGACCAACCTCTGGGACAACCCACGCGAGGCAATGAAGCAGTTCTTCAAGGACATGCTCAAGCGCATCATCGAGGCCACGTTGAAGGCCGCGATTCTTGGCGAGAAGCTAGGCGGTGCGGGCGGCTTCGGCGGCCTCATCAAGTCGGTAATCGGCGGCGCGCTCGGCGGTCGTGCAACCGGTGGCAGCGTTCGTGCCGGCGATGTTCGCATGGTTGGTGAGAACGGACCAGAAATGGTCAAGTTCGGTGCCGCTGGTCAGGTGTTCAACGCACGGAAAACCCGTGGAATGAACGGCGGCGGCACATCGGTGTCGATGGGTGAAACGCACATCCACATTCAGGGCGGCGTCAGCAACGACAGCATGGCGCAGCTTCGTGCCCAACAGGCCGCTTACGAGCGCACGCTGATGGCCAAAATCGATAATCGCATCAAGCAGACGAGGTAAACATGCCCGCTCTACCATACCAACCCCAATTGCTCGTTCCTATCGAATGGGCAATCACGCCGATCAAGACGACCATGCAGACCGGGGCGCTCACTATGAGTGGCACAATCGGCTGGCGTGCGTATCGCGAGACAGCAACGCTCGTCTGGACGCTGTCAAAGGCGGATGCCTTGGTATTGCTGAACCAGCTAAAGGCCAGCGCATTCAATGCGGTGTATGATTACACCTGCACGGTCCGTGGCCAGATTCGCGTTCGTCCAACGGATAGCTGCGGTTTTCAGGAAACCCGAGGCTTCTTGAACGTCACCGTATCGGTGTCGGTCGAGGTCGTATGACCCAATTGAACACGACCACCTTTGATGGCCTAATCGAATTCATCGAATTGGACCTGACGGGTTTTGGCGATGCCGTTTACCGCTACGTCAACACCAGCACATTTGTGGCTGAGCTACCTGAGTTTGGAACGATCCGCTTCCGTGGACAGGATTATCAGCCCTATCCGTTTATCTCGTCGGGCTTCCAGCGGGGCGGCGAAAACCTCGTCCAGCCCTCGATCATGCTTCCAGATTTCATGGGCGCTATGGCTGTGGTGCTTGCCCAGTATGACAACGCGCCCGGTGCGCCCGTTACGCGCTATCAGGCGCTCAAAGCGGACGTCATCAGCGGCAACCAGCAAGCCGCGTTTCAGACCGAGTTGTATCTCCTCGACAGTGTGAGCAGTGACGGGTTGCAGCTAGAGCTATCGCTAGCAACGCACCTTGACTTCAAGCGCGCCAAGTTCCCCGGCTTTAAGATGACGAGAGAGTTTTACCCAGGACTTGGCTCTAACCTCCAGCGTTAAGAGCAGTGGCTAATAAAACTAACACTAAGAATAAGACAGTTGATGTAAACTAACATAACTTAAGAACGCTTGCGCACGTCATTTTCGTGTGGCACCGCCCTCCTTGGCGCTCGGCATTTCGCCGACCGACCAAAGAGGAGAAGTTATGATCACACTTACTGCCATTACCACGATTACCGCACTATTCGTTTCCGCCGGAGCCATGTTTGAGGGCGCGGCAAAAGTCATTTCTGCCATTCGAGGCGTGAAACCCGCACTGGGGGCGTAATAGTTAGACTGTCCCGGCAGGCCAATCCTGCCGGGCAGTCGTCAGCGGTTGCTTAAATAGTGGATGCTGCCGCTAACCGATGACCTTTGGAATCAAATCAAACCAGTATTCGCACAAGCCTTCCCCAAGGAGGCTGTCGTTGCAATCTGGCCGGATGGCACTTGGCGGCAATTTCTTAATACGCATCCCGAGCCACTAGCCGCTTTCAGCTTGTCCCACGAGGACAACGCCTTGTTGCTCAGCAAGCGTCCTGCGCTGTTTCTTCATAGTCACCCACACGGCTCTGCTGAACCCAGCGACCGCGATACAGAAAACCAACTAGCCACAGGCTGGACTTGGGGGATCGTTGCCATTCAGGGCAGCGAGGCCGGTGTCTATGATGTCGCGTATCCAGAAATCTGGGGACCTGAGAAACCCGCTGAGCCCCTGCTAGGTCGCAGCTACCTTTGGGGCGTCCGCGACTGCTGGACCCTTTGCATGGACTTCTACGGGGCGGAAAACAGAAAGCTCGTCCCGATCCCCCGTGTCCGCAATCCCGGCGATCATCACGCCCATGCGCGTGCCCGTGATCCCTTCCGTTACTGGCCATCCCGGCTCGGTTTCAAACCCATCGAACGCCACCAGCGACAGCGTGGCGACCTCGCAATCATGTTCTGGAACAGCCCGATCGCCAACCACTGCGCGGTCTATCTGGGCGAAGGCAAATACCTCCATCAACTGAGCGGACGGCTCAGTGAGGAATGGTGCCCGCACCATGAGGAGAAGGCGATCGAAAAATACGCAATGCAGTTTTGGAGGTTGAAGTGACCATTAAAGTCGTCCTGCACGGTGCTTACCGTGATGCCCTACCCACGGGCTACAAGCGCGGTGTCACACTCCACGCCAATACCGTCAAAGAGGCTGTCGCGGCTATCGAGCAGCTAATCCCGCTGCGCCGCATGATCGACACCATGCCTTGCGAAATCCGCACAGGCCGAACGCTTGCCAGTTCCACCTCCCTGAATGGAACGGCGGTTGCGTCCAATTGGCAGCTTGCCGACGGCACAGTCCTGCACATTGCGCCCCACACCACCGGCCATGAAATCACCACGGCCATGTTGGTCACTGCGATTATCTCGGCCGTCGCCAGCGTCGCAGCCAGCCTGCTCATCAACCTGCTCATGCCCGCAACGCAGACGACCAACGATACCCGTAAGAGCGCGCTCTACGAGAACGGCGTCAACACTCAGAGTGAGGGATCAGTCCTCGCCTATGTCGCGGGTGATCGCGTGTTCTGCGGCTTCAACGTCATCGAGGCCGACGTGGATTACACGAACAACGGCGGACGCCAGAATCTCGGTCAGAACGTCTGGGATGCTAAGTTCGGCGGCACTGGTCAGCAGCATCTATCCGACGCAATGATCCAGCAAGCCTTTGGTCAAAAGGGCGGCGGCAAGACGATCAGCAACACCACCTACAGCGATGCCATTTTGCGTATCACTGCGGCGATTGGTGCGGGTGAAATCGGCGGCATCATCGGTGACACGCCCGACGAAAAAGAAAAGAACATCCTCGTCAACGAGGTCCCGCTTCGTGATCGCGGCACCAACCAGCTACTGTTCAACGGCATCAGTTGGGCTGAACGATACGGCGTTGCGGGTCAGAGTCCTATCCCGATCACTCCCGGCATCCCCAGCAACTTCGATGGCAATATCGACCTGAGGCGGAACCAGCAGAACGGCGGCAGTCAGTTCTACGTCACCAATACGACGAGCGATGCCGACGTAAGCCGCGTCAAAATCCGCATTCGCTTCAACGGACTGGTCAAGACGAACAAGAAGAACAATCAGGAGCGCACCACTGTTTCGGGCGGCTTCGACGTAAAGCGCCAAAGTGCGACAGCGTGGACGCCAGCGGGAACGTGGACGGTCAACGAGAAGTCCACCGACGCGTTCGTTCGCGACTACGAGGTCATGGCTCCACCCAAGACCGTTGGCCAGGACGCCGACCCTTGGATGTTCCGCGTTTACCGCACGACCCCTGACAGCACGGACGACAAGCTACAGAACGACACCGCTTTCAACGGTTGGGTGGAAATCAAAGATATCGAGTTGGCCTATGACGGCAGCAAGGGTGAGGTCCCCACTGCGCTGTTCTCGACCATGATCGATCTGTCGCAGTTCGATCTTGGTTCGAAGCCTGAGATTGCCCTTATCGTGCGCGGTCAGAAGGTCCGCGTTCCAGACAATTACGATCCCGTGGCGCGCACCTATAGCGGGTTCTGGAATGGCGCATGGAAATACGCCGTCACCAGCAACCCCGTTTGGCACTGGCTGGAAATGGCCACCAACCCCCGCATGGGTTGCGGCTTCCCCAGCAGCTTTTTCAACCAGTTCGCCCTGTTGGAAACGGCAAAGTATTGCGACGAGGACGTTCACGGTCGCCCGCGCTTTACGCTCAACAAGCAATTCACCGACGAGACCGATGGCTGGCCCGCGCTTGTCGATCTGGCGCAGACGTTCCGCGCCTATCCATATTTCAACGGCAGCGAAGTTCTGCTCATGCAGGATCGTCCTCAGGATGCGGTTGATCACTTCGTCAACAACGCCGTGGTTGCCGATGGCAAGTTCAAATACATCAGCGCACCCATTCAGGAACGCTTGAATGAGGTCATCGTCGAATTCGACAATCCCGACGATTATTACCGCAAGGGCTTCGTCACTTACCGCGACGAGTCCAGCATCCTCAGCAACCGCAAGCTGGGACTGAGCAACAATGGCGTGGTCAGCCGCCGCGTTTACAAAACCGGCTGCACCAGCCGTCAGGAAGCCTACGACTTCGCCCGCATTCTCCTATTCGCGAGTCAGAAAGAGGGTCTGACTTGCGAGTTCGATACCATGTTGGCTGCGGCAGGATACCAGCCGGGTCAGCTTATCGAGGTGGACGACTGGACCCGCACGGGCAAGCAGCCGACGGGTCGTGTCGCGGCCATCCTGAGCAGCAACAGCCTGCGCCTCGACCAGCCGGTGACGTTCAAGGCCAACACTGCCTATCGCGCACATCTGACCAGCGGCAACGGCTTGGACACGCGCCCTATCGTGCAATTCCCCGTTGATACGACCACCGACGTTATCACCGTGCAGACCGATGCCGTGGACGCAGATACGCCCGTGGGCATCGTGGAGGCTAACAAGGACGCTGTTCAGCCCCGCGTATTCCGCATCAAGGACATCGTTGAGGCCGGTCAGGGCCGCTACACGATCAAGGGCACCCTGCACCATGAAGGCAAGTTCGCGTTCTTCGATGACAATGTGCCAGTCGATTACAGCCCGTGGACTCAGTTGAACCCCAACACGCCAGTTCCAACCGGCCTAAAGGGCACTCCTCGCAGCTACATGGACGACCTGTTGGGAGCCCAGCACGTAATCGACCTGTCTTGGGATGCCATCGACACCACAACCGAGGATGGATACCGGCTCTTGTTGCAGGGTTACTTCCTGCAAGTGAAGCGCCCCGGAAACACCAACTGGGAGGACGTTTACAAAGGCCCCAACACACTAGCCACGATGATGAACGCCGAACCCGGCGAGCATACTTTCAGCATTCGCTCAATAAATAGCTTGGGCAAGAGCAGCCCCGCTCTCATCGCCAAGGTCACGTTTGCTTACGGCACGTCGGATGAGGTCGTTTATCCGCCAGTGTTTGAGGGCTTCGATTAATGGCCATTACGTTTCGAGGTCGTGACCTAGTAGTCCGCTTCAAGGAAAATGAACTCAACGGCGCTGAGCGTATGTATCAGGTCCGCTACCAGTGCGCGACCAACATGGTCGTTCACAACATCCTGGCCGAAGACTTTTACGAGCAGGACCCATCGACCCAGCTTCGCCGTTACGTGGACACGCTGCGCTATGACGAGAATGTCGCCAACGGCCTGACGCGCTCGCCTGTTGTCAGCATGAGGACCCAGAACGCCAATGGCGTGTTCTCGGGTTGGCAGAACATCGACGCTTCTAACCCGCTTCCCGTTCTTGCTGGAACGCCGCTTATTGATCCGACGCTAACCGGCGTCCAAATTCGCCTTATCCAGCCAGACGATGACGACCTTGTGGGCTTCGCTGTCTGGGTCAGCGACAAGCCCGGTGTGCCGCTTACCGATGGCTATCTGCGTCATCAGGGAGCCAGCACCAGCATCGACATTCCGCTTCCCAGCGATGACACCTATTACATGCGCGTTGCGCCTTACGATGCCTTTGGCCTCGATCCAGCGGCGGCGTTCCCTGAAATGTCGATCAAGCGCCGTCCGCTAGGTGGTGAGATCGTAAACAGCCCGCCGTGGCGTCAGCTTCCCGATCTTGTGACAGGGCTAATCACCACGCCCATTGAGCAGCTATCCGCGCTTCAAATCGAATACGGCACGTCGAACGTCAAACTCACTCAGGCACTTAACAAGGAAAACCTAGTCGCCATCCGTGAGTTTGGAACGAGGGTCGATGAGAGTGGCGCTAAGATCGCTGAGGACATGCTTCAGCTTACCAGCCGCCTGACTGACGCCGAGAAAGCCGTCGCGGGTATCGACATCAAGGGTCCGATTGAGGCCGGATTGAGTGAACTGCGCCGTTCGATCGCCAACGCCAATTATGCCAGCAGCGAGGTCGTAGATATCAAAATCGCCAATTACGGCGATGGCGTTACGGCTTGGCAGACCAACGAGGAGCGCGTTCGCTCTGAGCGGGATAAGGCGATTGCCGAAGACATCGAGAAGATGGGCGTCAGGATCACTGACGAGGTTGGCGGCGTAAAAACCTCGCTGGAAGGCTCGTTCAACGATCTGCGAAAGCTGGTCGTAGATAACGAGTTTGGCACTGCCTTGGCACTCCGCGTCGATGAAATGGGCGTCCGCATCACCACTGAGGTTGATGGTGAGAAATTGGCGCGTGAGGCTGCAATCCGCACGGTTCAACAATCAATCGTAGATGGCGACTTCGCGCAGTCCAACCGAACAGACACCCTGAATGCCTACGTCGATGGGATCGTTGGTCCCAATGGTCCTATTGCGGGCATCAACGGCGTCATTCAGACAATTCAGGAAGTGGAGGCGAGGAATGACGGAGCCCGCGCACAGGAGATCCGCAACGTCCAATCTCAGCTAGACGGTTTGAATTACGCCGCTGTTGAAGAGAAGGTAAACACCTACGCCAATAAGGTCGATGGCATCGGTGCTCAGTATGTCCTCAAAGTCCAAACGGACGTAAACGGCGTTAAGTCGATTGCTGGTATGGGTATTGCCGTTGAAAACGGGGTTTCCGCGATTGCATTCAACGCCGACAGCTTCAGAATCGCTACTCCGGGTCAGTCGTCCAAACAGATTTTCTATGGCGATTCTGAGGGCGTCTATATGCCCAACGTGCGCGTAGATACACTAACCTATGGAGCTTTGGTTGACCAGTTTTCCAAGGGACAGTCGCTCCTTGATCCCGCCGGTGGATATCAGCGCATTCCTGGTGGCCTGATTATGATGTGGGGCCAGTATCGTGGCGCTATTCGAAGTGAGACGACATTCTCGATTCCTTTTCCAATCCAGTTTCCTAGTCAATGCCTGTGCGTCAACGTCACACCCTACCTGAACTTCTTTAATAACGAGCGAGATTTGTGGATGCAGATTGTCGGACAGGCCAGCCCATATGGCTTTACTGTTGCCTCACAGGCTGCTCGTTCGGTCGACCAGAACATCGACGGATTTAACTGGATGGCGTTCGGCATCTAAGCCAACCAGCACGCCCCGATAAATATCAGAAATGATATTCAGGGGGCCGCATGGCAACTAACTTCGAAAACAGCGGAACCATCAGCCTTACTAATGGATCGCGCACGGTTGTAGGTTCGGGCACGTCTTGGCTCACCAATTATGATGGCACGGCTCTCAACATCGGTGGACTCAGCTTCCCAGTTGATACCGTGGACAGTGCAAGCGAACTAACGCTGGTCGATCCATATACGGGTCAGACCGCATCGGGCTTGAACTACACCCTCTTGCCTTTGCAGCCGCACAATTACCAGTTGGCCAAGGAAGTCCGTCAGATCATCGACATTGCGGGCGACCTTGTTGACGCAAAGGTCGGTCCCGTTGGTCCTGCTGGCCCCAAGGGCGCGCAAGGTCCCAGCGGCAAGAACGGCGATGCCGGCTTTGGCGCAATCGTCAATCTGAGCGAGGTTGCTGGCCAGATCGCCGGCAGCAATGGCTCCTATGTCCTGATCCCTGTGAACGTCGGCGATCCCGGTATCACGCTGACGCAGGATGCGACCGTGTTCCTTCCCGGTGACAAGCCAACGGCAACAGCGGCCCTGTATGCGCGTGCCCGTGTCGTGGGCGGCGTGTCGGGTCTCGCGATCACCATTGGCCTCGCGAACGCTCCTGAGCCCCAGCCCGAAGTCCCAACGGAGCCTGTCGATCTCTCGGGTAGCAGCACCATTTACGGCTCCCCCGGCACGATCATTCCTCTTGGTATCAACCTCGGCGGCAGCAAGGCGAACTTCACCGTCAACACGCCAGAAGAGCTTCCTGTGATGATCGAGCGCCGCGTTGATATCGTGACGCCCACAAGCAGCACTTGGACCCTCGGCGGTTCTGGCGCTCCCTATGCGGCAGTCGGCAACGCCGTCAGCAACACGGCTGGCCTGAACAAGAGCGGCACGGGCTTTGGTTTCCGCAACGGCCACGTCGTCGTCAATCAGGGCAGCTATCTGTTCAGCGAGGCGCTGGCGATGGAGTTCAAGACCAGCACCAACGACATTATAACCCAGACACCACCGACACTCCGAATGAGCTGGAAGGGCATTGTTCCTGCTTCGACGTTCGAAGCCCCGATCCTGAACCTGCTCGATTATGGAACGGGCGGCATGACGCTTCGCATTCACTGGGAAGGCAGCACGCTCCAGCTACAGCTTCACCGCAACGGTTCCAGCGAGAACATCATCAGCCCAGAAGCAACGAACCGCGTTCTTGGCACCAACCAGCTTTACGAAGCGGAGTGGAATGACAACCCCGGCGGCGAAGGCGGCACGGTCACATTCTACATTGATGGCGTTCAGCTTGGCGCACCGGTCAAGACATCGAGCAAGCCTCGTGTCGCGCCAGCAGCCGTGATGGAAATCAACGCATCGGCGGGTAACACCTCGCAGGGCATCAACGATCTTGAAATTGAGTCCGTGAAGCTGTCCGTTGGCAAGCCGGGCATCAAGAGCAATTACGAAGCGGTCAAGGATGGCGTTATCAGCGTCACCGACTTGCAGAATCTGGTTGTCGATGCACGCAATATCTCGGGCAACCAAACTGCTCGCCACCTGACCTACACGGCCAATGGCTTGCAGACCTATGATGTCGAGATTGTCGTTGGTGAGATGCAGCTACCAGCAGGTCGCGCATACAAGGCGGTCCTTGAGGACTGGTCGAGCGGTTCGGCTGTTGAGCATCCCAACCACCTCGTCATGACCAAGCCAAGCGCGCAGAACTGCAAGTTCGAAGACGCTTCGCTCTACGGCAGTCAGGCGACATGGACTGAGGTTTTGCCTCAGGGACCGGTGCCCAGCATCAACGGCATCAACTACTATTGCGAGGGCATCCGCATCGGAACGTATGTCCAGTTCCAGTTTGGTTACGACTGGAACACGGCGACCATGCCCAATGCGCCGTTTGGCGATCCATCGGGCAAGGACAGCTACATGGTTCCGCACAAGTGGAAGATCCTAGACAGCACGGGCGCGGTTATTGCTCGCGTTGAGAAGCCCAACGGCGAACCCCTGAACGCTACCAGCTCGCCCGCGACGTGGCAGGGCACGTATGACGGTCGAGGCGTGGCGCAGATCACCGCAGCCAACCCGTTCTATCCACATGGCACGACCCGCAGCGGCGTTATCTGGCGCAGCCACGATCCCGTGGAATACACCCAGCAGCAGATTTGGAGCACGGTTCCCGTTTACGACTTCCGCGTCCCGTTCGCGTCCAAGACCGGCTTCTCGGTCAACGGTGGCGACATGAGGATTTTCAGCGACGGTCAGGCAAACGGCTTTGCCAACTACCGCGTCATGTCGTGGGAGCCGACGACCTATCAGGACATTCAGGCGCAAGCCGCGGCTACCAAGGACCCTTGGAAGGGCAGCGTTTACAATCCCGATGGCGCAGTGCCCAACGCGGGTGTCTGGCTCAAATACACGCCATTCAACCAGATGGGCCGCAGTCAAATCACCGGTCCTGGTGGTGTGAGGGATGATCGTCAGGTCATGCCGGAAATGGTCGCCCTGTATGCCCGCGATGTCACGTCCAAGCGTCCGCACGACGCACGGCCAATGAAGCAAATCGCACTCGATTACCTCACTGGCTACGTCAGCGATCCATATCACGCCTTCGAAAACGGCAGGAATAAGCCGCTCTACAAGGGCAACATGCGCCGCAACATCACGATGCGTAACCACTACTATGGACCGGGACAGGCCGCGACACCCGCAAGCCAAGCCTATTACGTGCAGGGTGGACGCCCTTACGAATGGTCCAACGGCAGCAGCCCACTCAGAGTGAGGGTGCCCTATGGCGGTATCGTTGCTTCGAAGCCGATCTTCGGCACCAACCAGATTGACGAAGCGCACGGCCATCAGCTTCCCCATTGGGGCTCGCTGCTATTCCAGACGCCTGAATTTGCGTTCTTGGGTCACCGGTTCTTCGATCAGGTCAAGCTCTACGACAACGTGATTCTGGGCAAAACCGATAGCTGCACCGAGTTCTACGAGCGTGGCGCAGCGTGGAAGTTCCTACAGAGCGCAATGGCTTGGAAGACCGCGAGTGCAAACAGCGACCGGCTCTACAGCCGCGCCGAGGTCATGGATTTCGTGACGTTCGATTTCGAGACCTTCTACGATCTCTGGTATGCCAGCACCCCCGGCTTCCTCAATCCGCCAACCAACATCATGACGGGTGGACAGGTTGACCAGCAAAAGGCTGTCTTCGCTGGTGCGGCGCGCTTTGGACCTGTGCAGTTCACGGACGCTGGCGTTCACTGTCACGACTTCTTTAGCGGCTACTGGCTGAGCGCACTTCATGTCGCACACCGTATTGGCTTCCTTGAAGCGCTTCGCGCAGCAAGCCCTAAGGTCAAAGCGGTCGTGGATTGGCTGCTGGCATGTCACCGCAACCGCATGATTGGCCGCATCAACGACGGCTATCTCATCAACGCCTATCAGGGCACTGACTACCTCACCAGCTACTGGACCGAGGCGGAAATCAAGGCTGCTGGCGGTGATGTCTCGAAGCTGCACCAGAACATGGCTCAGGTTGCGGCTGCGCGACCAGCGCCAAGCTGGGACACTTACAAGAACGGCAACGAGACAAGCAGTCGCGATGGTCAGGCAATGGACCAGCTTCTCGCCGGTCCTGCGTTGCTCAAGGACATGGGCATGACAGGTGCTGATGTCGATAAGGCCGTGACGACTGCTGAGCAGCGTTTCCAAGAGAAGCTGACCAGTGAAACCGCCAAGGGTTCAACAGCGGCTGGTTTCGATTGGTTCAAGTATCACCAAGCCACGAACAACAGACCCGTCAGGCCCTGAGAGACAGTATCCAACTAAATATCCGTGATAACTGTGAGGTCACGGAATGGCGTTGGATACTGCACCTATTGAACTACGAGCATATAATCCTGCGTCCGCCGGATCATTGGTCTTCAACCGGATTTGGGGGCTGGTCACTCAGAGTGAGCCAGTCGCCCATTCCGTCGTTGAAGCCTACTTCCATGTCCGTGACAATGGCCGCACCAAGCTAGAGCTATCACTTGGTAAGGGCCTGACTTGGGACGACACAGCCAAGTCAATTCATATCCAGATCACCAACGAGCAAGTGGCTTTCATCCGGGCAACGTCTGAGATGGATTACAGCTTCTATGTCGTTTGGGATTATGGCGCAGTCCAGACCCTCAAAGAAGGAACCGTAACAGCGGTCAAGGTGGCCTAAACATGAGTTCGGGAAAAGAAGTCGGGATTACCGACCTGCTCGTAGAAGCTGAATACGAAATTCTAGAAGTCGCAGCCGGTTTGGTATCCGTGCCCGGTCCTCAGGGCGATCGAGGCGAAACCGGTCCCGCTGGCCCAATTGGTCCCGCTGGACGCGATGGCGTTGACGGTTTGCCGGGTCGTGATGGCGTCGACGGACTGCCAGGCCGAAATGGCGTCGATGGCCTCCCCGGTCGTGACGGACGCGACGGCCTCGATGGTCTGGACGGCCAAAGGGGTCCAGCGGGTGCCGATGGCCTCGATGGCGTAAACGGCGCAGACGGCAAGGATGGCGCTCAAGGTCTGCCCGGTATTCCCGGCAGCAAAGGCGACAAGGGCGATCCCGGCGCAAATGGCCGTGATGGTGTCGATGGAGCCGCAGGCGCGACCGGTGCAACTGGTCCAGCGGGTGCCGATGGTGCAGCAGGCGCAACCGGACCTAAGGGCGACACAGGAACGCCCGGTGTAGCGGGTGCAGACGGTCAACAAGGGCCGACCGGCCCCAAGGGCGATACAGGTAGCCCCGGCGCCACAGGCCCTAAGGGTGACGCTGGCGCAGCGGGTGCAAAGGGCGATACAGGCGCGCAAGGAGTTCAGGGGGTCAAAGGCGACACTGGCGCTACCGGCGCGACCGGCGCAGCAGGAGCCAACGGCACGAACGGCGCGAATGGTCAGGGCGTCCCAACAGGCGGCACTGCTGGTCAGGTGCTGAGCAAGGTCAACGCCACGGATTACAACACCGCGTGGGTAACGCCAGCGAGCGGCAGCGCGACAAACGGATTGCCCACGGGCGGCTCGGCAAACCAGTTCCTCATTAAAACCAGCGCGACGGATTATGCGGCTAGCTGGCAGACCAAGACTCTGTTGGCGACGAACGGCAGCGGAAGGGAAGTTCAGTTCAGGAATGGTGCCGCGCTTGCAGGTGCCAGCAAGGTATCGATTCACACTGATGGCAACTTGATCCTGAGCGGTGACGCCGTGGTCCGCGCTGCAAACATCGCCAACCGATCACACCTCAGCGTTAGCAGCCAGTATGCTCTCCAGAGCCAATTTCCCCTTGGCGTATCTCCCGGCTTTTCAACACAAAGGGAGTGGCTGGCAAATGGTGAGACGCTTGGCACATACACCAAGGCATTTGACCCTGCGTATCAGGGCACGGCTGTCGCGGTGCCGATGAGTGCAACTGCTCAGCTTTGCGAACCTCAGATCACCTATGAGACAGCGGCATCGGCCAACTCCATTGCGTCGTTGACGTGTCTCAATCCCATCATGAAGCCGACAACTACCAACGTCGCTGGCTTCTTTGTCTCATTGCGTCTTCGCATTCCCGCTTGGACTGCTGGCCAGCGTTGGTTCGTCGGCTTGACCGACAATCCAAATGCACCAACCGACATTGACCCCAGCAGCATGACCAACTTCATTGGTTTTGGCGTCAATGCAGCTGATACCAATCTGCAATACATGGTTCGTTCCACTGGCACGCTGTCAAAGAACGATCTGAACATGCCTGCGGCTGTCAGCAACAACCTCTACACTTTCATGTTTTTCTGCCCCGTTGACTCATCGAACATCACCGCAACGGTGATCAGCGATGTTTACAGCATGGGTGGCAGTAGCACGATCGTATCGGGCACAAAGCTATACCTGAAAGCATGGATTGGCACAGGCTCGACCACGACCAAAGCATCTATCGCCTTTAGTCGCGGTTACTTGGAGCACATCTACTACACGTTCTAATTCAACGGAGGGGATTGCCACTGGCATCCAGAGCAAATGAACAAGACAAAGCTAATCAAGATGGCCAAGGCTATCGTCGCCAACCCGATTGTCCGCATTGCGGCAGTTCGCATTCTCGATGTCGCGCTGAACAAGCTGACCAAGGCGAAGAAGCGGTAAGCCCGTGCAACACGGTCCATTCCCATTGTCCTTTGACGGCTCGCCAGTTCTCTTTGGGTGGGCTCTTTTCAGCCTCATCCTCATGCCGTCACTTGCGTTGATGATCGGCGGCTATCTCGGCCGCGATCTTTGGCGTGATCGCTCGCGCGGCGTTGACGCCGTGTCGGCCCTGCGAAGCCTCGTTACCGCAGTCTGCACGGCAATCGTTCTCCGATGCGTGCCCGAGGTCATCTATATGATCGCATACGCTGAGGCGACTGCGCCAACGATCGCCACGATCCTCAATGCCAAGCGGGTCTGCGATATCCTCAGCTTGATCCCAGTGATCTTTTGGATGGGCACGTTCTGGCTCTGGTATCCAGACATCGTTCTCAAGCTGCGCTCGCCCGTTGCGTTGGTCTGGGCTGACAATCGCTGGCCACGTCTAGGCCGCTTCGCTGGCGTCTCGTTCCTATGTGCGGCCTTCGCGGCGTCGGTCGCTCTAGGACGGGCTTTCTCTTAAATACGGGAGTGTTCGACCGTATCAGCCTGACCGGCCTCGTCCTCACGTCGGCTGGAACGGCGGGTCTGGCGACGGCTCAAACAGCCACACCTTATGAGGTCTGGGCACCGCTTATGTGCGGCTGTCTCGCGGCCCTCATTGTCCGAGGCATCGCAATCACCACACCCAGCCGCAAGAAGCGCGTCATGGTGTTTGAAATCCTAGTGACCCTGCTATCCGTGCTGCTCACCGGGACCATTATCTACGACCGCCAATATAGGATTATGTATTCGACGTTCACCGGCATGGGCATTGGCGCACTCGGAGTGGGCGTCATCGGCATGGCGCGCACATGGGCGACGACCATGTTGCAGAACCTCGCCAAGAGCTATCTCGCAACCAGCGAGCCTAAGAGGCCTGAACCCTCAGACCGCCGTGAGGGCTCCACAGACGCCCGCTGAGGGTTTGCTCGGTCGTTCAGGCCGTTCGGTGCGCACCGGCGCGGGGCAGCGCCTCCTGCCCTTCGTAGGGATCCCGTGTAACATGGATAGCATCGTTTAATCGCGATATTGAACCGGCTCGCCCTAAATAATCGCCCGCCACCTCGGTATTTCCCGATGACAATTGGGGCCCAACCGGCGCCGTCAGTTGGCTATTTGGTCGAGACGGGGGACAATACGGGATGCCTATGCCTATTCCCCGATCTCGCCCCGAGCGGAACCGCTTCAAAGAGGTGGAAACTGTGAGGCTTTTCACGGCTTCCGGCCATCCATGGATCGCTTTTGCGGCTCTGGTGGTGTGGCGGTTGCCGTTCCCCGCGTTAGCTGTCGCGGCTTTGATCTACGCAAAGAACGCTATGCTTTGAACGATCGCTACCTGCTGTTCCGCCGACTTGGTAAAGGACAAGATCGAAAGTCAGTGTCCGCCAAAAGTCAGCTTGAAAAGCATCGCCAGCTTTTTGTCCGTCACGCTGATCGACAGTGCAGGGCTATCAACAAATGGCGTCCAACTGAGCGGATAGACGTCAAACTCAGCATCCTGTTTGACCAGCCAGACAATTTCGGGGGATTTGAATGCTCTCCTGAGGGCTTCGGTCTTCAGCGCCTGATTATACGCAGCATTCCACTTTGCGCGCTGGTAGCCATTCAAAGCACGGTAATCAGCTTCTAGGTCCACGCCAATCTCTAGCGCCGCATGATGTTTCGCGTGGCAGTCTGCATCAGCATCGTCCACAGCCAATTCGAGATTGAAAACCTGACACTTTTCGGTGCTCCGCACTCCGTCTCGTGACAGCCTCATGCGTCACCTCGCGATGCCTGTAGGCGCTCCCATGCGGCAGTTTCAGCGGCCCTGCGCTGCTGGGTCTGGGCGGCCTTCTTTGCTGCGAGCTGAGCACGACGCGCCTGCTTGCGCTCGTCTGTCCATGGCTCTTTGGCTTTGCCCTTGTTGGCTTCGCCAATGGCCTTCTTGTGCTCGTCACTCTTGGTGAGGCCGGTTAGGGCTTCTGAAATTGCCTGCTTGTGGCCGTCGCGCAGCTTATCACCGGCTTGGGGCAAATTGATCTGGGCACTTTTCTGGCGCGAGCAGACCGTTGCGGTGTCCTTGCTCAGCTTCCCCGTAGAGCAGGCCGCATAGCTTTTCCACGTCAGCACGAATGCAAAAGGATTGGTGTCACGCATTTGGTAGCGGATGCGGTTTGCGTCGATTGCGCGCTGTAGGCTGTCAAGCTGTTCAGGGGCAAAGAGGTCAACGAAGTCCTGAAACGGAAGATCAACTTCGACGCCAGCGGCAATCTGTTTGTTGGTAGCCGTGGTGTGCCACGATTGCAGGTAGGCTGTTAACCTCTGCGATAGATTCTGAATGTCTGTCATGTGATGCTCTTTCAACAAGAAACCCCAGCGGGAGCATCACCAACCGCTGGGGTTCACGTAATCCGGTTCGACCGGAAACCTAAACTATCTGGAACACTTGGGTGATGCTCTGTGTCCGATCTATTTATCTGGATTTTCTTAGAATGGGCTCATACGGTCCGTATTCATACTATGCTGTCTGCGGGGTTCTGGTGTCTATATCCCTCTATCCAATAGAGTAGGTTTATATAGTATTAAGTAGGTCATCCCACGTGACATTGGTGATTAACCAATAGAATAGGTATATTACTCTGTAGAGTAATTACACCCATCCCATTGACTAACCCCCAAAATCACATGGAATGAGTAGTGCCACGCGGTTCCCGCGTGCTCCGCGCCTTCGCGTTGCTCAGGTGCTCGCACGGGAAACCCGCTTGTCACATGGCTTCTCAGGTAATCGCTCTGGCTTTCGCCAGACCCAGTAGTCCTGCGGACGGCTAACGCTCCGCTTATCCCCAGGAGGTGTTGAGAGAAGGCTGGCTGCGCCGAGGGAGCCCGCGCCGCACGAACCCCGCATCCGTTTACCCGGCGTTTACCTGCTGCCCGATAAGCCGATTGTCTGGGGGCAACCTCAGACGCTCTTTGACAGACATAGGTTCGCAAGCTGGCTGGGTAATCAGTCGTCACTCTTAGTGGCGGCAATGTCTGGGATTCACGTCCTTTGCAGGTCAGCGCAGCGGTTGGTCAGAGACCTGGGGCCGTGCCTCAGGCCGACAAGGCTTGTCCTTACCATACGCTGAAGATCGGGAGTTGCGTCAGTAATGGCGCGCACGGCTGCTCGATCACCAAGCTGGCAAAGGAACCATATTATGTCGATCGAGAACAACACCACCACTGAGACTCTGGCACTCAACCCGGTTGAACTGCTCGTTCAGGACTTTCAGGGCCGCATGGCCTCGGACGAAACGACGATGCAGGACTTCCAGATTAAGGGATGGGAAGTCGTCTGGAATCAGGTTCAGGAGGCATATCGCGTCTCGCGTCTCATCATCCTCGATGACGAGAACAAGGCGTTCTACAAAGCGGCTTTGGAAAAGGCCGGTTTGAAGCTGCCCAGCGGAACTGCAAACCAGTGGCTTCCAGTTACGAAGTTGCTCTTTGGGAAGTGGGATGTCTTGAACAGCATCTTCACGCCCGATCGCAGCGCGGAGAAGTATGCAAATTACTTCCGCTATTTCGAGCTCAACGGCATTCCTGCTGACGAGGTTGTCGACACCATTCGTGGTGCCGTGCATGGTGATCTTCGCTACCTCAAGGCCATTGAAAAGATGGACCGTGAGGACAACGGGGTCGCCACGAAGGGGTTTACGCCTGAGGCAAAGCTGAAGGCGGGACTTAACCGCAATGCGCCTGACGTGTTCAAGATCGCAAAGCCTGCTCTTGTGGATTCCTCCACAGAGTATGGCGTTCTGGTTTTCGCGCGCGACGGCGACGACATCGTAATCATCACGTCAGAAGAACTCACCAAGGATGCCTTCGAGGCAAAGGCCCGCAAGCGCGGTGCCAGCTTGCTCTCGAAGGTCAACGATTTGGGCAAGGATATCGCGCTCAAGTTGGCTCTTGGCGAAAAGGTGGCGGCGTAAAAGAAACCCCCGGAAGGCTTAACCGCTTTCCGGGGGTTTTTTATTGGACGATTGAGCAGTCCGGGAATGTCCTCAGGGGACGTATTACTTACGCCTTGAGGAACAGCGCGGCTTCTGCGGCACGTCGCTTTGTAAGCCCTGCAAGCACCTTAGAGCCTGCCTTGTTCCAGCGCCCGAACTGCGCTGCGGCACCTGCGTAATCGCCCGCATTGAGCAGTCTGAGGAGCGTAGAGGACGCAAGCGCGCCCGATCCCAGATTGTATGCGAACGAGGTCAGCGCACCGAGTTGATTGGCCGTCAGGGGCACTTGGACGATCCGACGAACCCGAGCCTCGAACTCGTCATACTCCTCGACCACCCACGCATCGGCCTGTGCTTGCGTGATCTTCTGGCCCAGCTTGACGCCGGTTGTTCGCCCATAGCCGATCGTCGGAACGCCAGCAGGGCACAGGTAGGCTGTTAGTTTGCAGCCCTCGAAAGTCTTTACGAGGCCAAGACCGGCACGGGATGAGTTTGTCATCCCGTATCTATCAAATCAGCCCGTTTGACCTCGTTTCAGGGCACTTTTCGGGGTTTCTCCATAAATACCTAACGGGAAGACAGGCCCGCAATGCTTACAATGGAGAATCTACATGACCACAGTTACACTGAGCCGCTTCGAAAAGCCCGCACGATGCTTTACCGGCGTGGATACCTATAAGGCTTGCCTCAGCAACGCAGACGAGAACTGCGCTCCCATTCAGGGCTACATGGACGGCTTGATTCGACAGCTACACAACCACGCCGACGAGCCCACGGGTTGGTCGTTCGCCTCGTGGCGCAAGGGAACGAACGTGGCGAGCAACCTCATCGGTGCGAACGCCATCATGTTGGAATATGCCTTGAGCCGCGACGACAGCGAGATTGTTCAGCGGCTCCACGATAGGGCCGAAGATCTGGGTTGGGCTCACTTCTTGATCGATACCGAGGCGAAGAGCGGCAACACCATCACGATCGTTTTCCCGCTGACCAGCACGATTGACCAAGCCCAGTATGCGCGGCTTGCCTCGATCCTCGCAGAGCAGTTGGACGAATACCGCATGGAGCATGGCTGTCTGGCGGCCACTCACATCGTTCAGGTTCACCGGACCACATCGCCAGTCGTCTTCTTCGGCACGGCAATGGACCCCGTCAAAGAGATCAAGCGCACGGCCAAGATGTATCAGCGCCTGAACGCTCGCAAATACGAAGGCGCTCGACCCAGCGGCAAGCTACTCACTCAGAACGAGGACGCACCTCAGGCAATCGAGGATGGCTTGTTCGTGTTCTTCGAGACACCTCAGGAAAAGACCAAGCGGGAAGCCCTTGAGGTCATGGCCCGATATGGGTTCCCAACGGAATAGCCGCTGCGTGGGGACAAGCCGCGTATGGGCCATATGGGTCATATGCGTCTTATGAATCTTATGGCTTGTCACCGGCGATAATACAAGCCATATGGGTCTTACGGCTTCTTATGGCCGCTAAGGAGTCTGGATTATGCCTACGATTGAAATCTCGGATACGACTAACGCTCGCTTACAAGCGATCGCCATTCCCCTGACGGACACGCATGAAACGGTTATCGCGCGATTGATGGATCACTGGGACGCAACGAAGTCGAACCAACCCCGCGTGATTAAGCCCGGTCAGCCGATCAAAACTCTGGAGGATGGCACGATGGAGTTCGATCCCGCCAACCCGCCGCTGTTGGCATTCACCACTTGCACGCAAATCATCATTTCTGGCGATCAGTTGGCGAAAGGTGATACCTACTGGAACACCATGATGTATCACATGATCCGCACCGTTAAGAAGCAGAAGGACTTCGACGCCGATGCGATCTACTCGATGCTGGCGATTGCCAATGCCGAGATCGGCAAGAAGGAAGAGAATGGCTACAAGTTCATGCCGGATGTTGGATTGTCGGTTCAGGGGCAGGACAGCAACGCTGCATTCCGACAGGCATACCAGTTGGCAATGCTGAACGGCATCAAGTTCAGCGTCTTCTTCAGCTGGCAGAATAACGAGAAAGCAGCATTTCCCAATCAGCGTGGGTATATGGAGTTCTAACGCCCTCGTTCAAACGCTCGTTTTCAAAAGCCGCTGGGGGAGGCTCAGCGGCTTTTCGCCTCCCTAACGACGGACCTACCGACCGCGAAAACGGCGATTGACTCCCATCTGCTATGTTCTACCTTTGTTCTCATGGAACACGCCCCCGAGTCGATGCGCGACGGCGCACAGCCCTACAGCCAGACGCACAATCTGATTGTTGAAATCCTTCCACAAATTCGTCCCTGCGAAATGCAGACAATCTATTTTCAGGCCATGGAAGACGGGCCGGAATCGCTGCTGACACCAATCGAAGCCGAGTTCGCAAGGCGTGGCCTTTCTCCATACGCAACCTACCGAACCGACGTTTTCTGATGGCTGGAATGATCACGCCCGAACGTATTGGCGAACTGATTGCCGAGGCCCCTGCATGGGCTAAAATCGGTCTGACGATGCCGAATGAACGTCTGCGCGAAGATGCCCAGCGAGAATTGGCGCAGCACGTTTACAGCGCGCTTTACCAACCCCTCAACACCGATACTCAACAGCTTCGGCTACCGCTTTGACGTGGGCAACGTCCGTTTTCGCTCCCTGAACGATTTCAGCAGAGCCAATGCCAACGTGGGATGCGTTTGCGGCTCATGTGGTCACAAAGGAGTCGTCCATCGGGACCTGTTTGCCCGTTGGGCATTCCTCAAGCACGTCAACGTCTCGTTGGAAAACCTGCCAGGCTATCTGCGCTGCACCAAGTGCGGAGCAAGGCCGAGTCGCTTGGCTCCCACACCGCTTCCCCCGACGATCCCCAAGTGGGGGACCGACGATTATTTTAAGCGACTCCAACGTCGATTAAGAGGCTAGTCTAGTAGGGCCGAAAATCGGCGCTTTGAGGAGATGGGACAATGAATGACGCCCGGTCGCTTATTGGTCAAGTTAGGGAACACGACGAAAAGCTGAAAAAGCAGGTAAGGGTCGAGGGCGATCGAATCGTCATCGATGTCGAATACGAATACGCAATTCCCATCTCCGTTTGTGACACGGCCCCACGTCTCCTTGGCTGGATACAACAGCTTCTTGAAAAGACCTGGATTACTACGGAAGTGTTGAACCGCTTTATCCACATCGCGGCACAGCAGTCGAAAATCGAGATCATTCGATAAGTAAAAGTCGCAGGAAACTGCGACTTTTCACATGTGTAAACTGCCGCATGTTTGATGAGCAGGTTGCACCCTTGCGCGCGCGGATCGAGCGGGCTGCCGGGGACCGCCATGACCTCGCGGCCAGCCTCGTTCGCGAGGCGCGCGGTGATCAGCGACCCGGATTTCGGCACCGCCTCGACC